TTGCAAGCCGTCTACTCCATGGCCACCGCTACCTGGGTGCATGACCATCAGGCTGATCAATCCAGATTGCCATGCAAGCAGGCTTCGCTCACCGTCAAACTGCACAGCTTGGGGGAATCTCTTTTTGATCCTGTCCATGTCATGCACGTATGCGGTAAAGCACAGCACCGGTTCGCCCTGGTCGATGATCTCCTCAAGCGCGTCCAGCTTGGCATCGTGTATGTGATGCACGACCTTTGCATCGTCGTACACAGCTCCGTTGGCCATCTGGCCCAGCTTGCCTGCAAGCACTGCCGTGTTCACCGCCATCACCCTGCCGCTGACCTGGGTCGCTTGCATCTCGTCGTAACGCTTCCTATCAAAAACCACCGGCACCACGTTGTCAATCCGGTCCGGCAAAACAGCCCCAGTGTCGATGCTCACCATGACATCGCGAACCAGGGCCTGGATTTCATCCCTTGCACCTGGCCTGAGCTTCCAGCTAAAGATTGTCTGGCCATTGCGCTTGTCAGGCAGATACCACCTGTCTTTATAAACAGTGATCCCTTTGCCCAGTCTTTGACCCCTGTCCATGATGCTGATCTGCGGCCACAGGTCCAACAAATTCCCGTTGGGGTCAGGCGTGCCGGTCAGGATGTACAAGCGATTGATCTTCTGCCTTACCCGCTTTAGCGCCTGCCAGGCCAGGCTGGCCCGGTCCTTGAATCCTTTGTTCTCGTCGATCACCACGCAATCAAATGGCCACTTGCTGCCCATCTCACGCACCAGCCAGACAAAATTCTCCCTGTTGATTACGTAGACGTCAGCATCAGCCCGTAGCGCCTCCAAACGCTTGCCCTGCGGTCCCAGTACCTTGGACACCCTCAAAGCCGCCAAATGGCCCCATTTGGCAGCCTCTGTATGCCAAACTAGCTCCGCCACCCTCAGCGGCGCTACCACCAGCGTCTTGCTGATCTCAAACCGGTTACGCATCAGGTCGTCAACCGCAGTCAACGTGACCACGGTCTTACCACCACCCATCCTCAACGCGATCAACTGGTACGGGTTGTCCAGCATCCGGTCCTGGGCCAGGGCTTGCGCCGGTCTCGGTAAGTAATTCACGGTTTAATCAGCCCGCGCTCGTTTTTGTATGGGCTGTTATGGACTTGCAGCCTAGCCTTTACAAATTGATCCCGTATCGAGTCGGCCAAATCTTTGGCAGCCCGGTACTCCCCTTTCAGTTTGGCCAACGACGTCGTTCCCAAATACTTGGTTCTCAATTCTTGCAATTGCGTTTGCATGCTTTGCGCAGCTTTTAGGGCTGAAAGCGAATCGGGAAAATGCTGTTGAAACAAAACGGCTCCATCCTCATCCACAACGCTCAGCAAATAACGGTTTCCTGAAGCGGCGCGGATATTTGAACCGGCTTGTCTAGCCAAAGTAAATATGCTCATATCTTTCTCCTTTTGTAAAATGGTGATCGAATTTAACTTTTTTCAAATAAAATGTCAACTTTTTGAAAACTGTCAATGACCCGGACGTCCACGCCCAGGTCCCTCAAAATTCCATGCACTTTGTTTTGAAGCACTGTGGCTTTTTGGCCGGGTGCCTTCAGCTCTACCAGGATGATCCTGCCGCCAGGCAAAAACACAATCCGATCAGGCACTCCGGCAAATCCTGGCGCTACCCACTTAATTGCCAAACCGCCCGCCTCCTTTGCCTTGGCCACCAGCCTTTGCTCAATCCGTTTTTCTAGCATCACAATCCCTCCAGGGTAATAGGGCAGTGCATTACCCCCCTCCCAACACTTTAAGTACCAAGCCATCCTTTTCTCAACATAATTATTCTCTCTTTTTACACTTCTCCTCTGAGTTTATAGCTCTATTTCTATTACCCTATTACCCTAAATAGTAAATAAGTTAAGTAAATCAAAGAGTTAGGACAGGGTAATAGGGCAGGGTAATGCAACATTTTCCAATACCCTTTACCCTAAAAAGTCGTTCACCGCACTCGGAATTGCAAAAAGTACCTTGCCGTTCGACTTTTTTCTCTGGCCTCCGTTCAGCTTTTGCAAAACGCGTGAAGCCGTGATCGTCTGATTTTTGCTCGGCTCCTGCACCTTAATGCGCATCAGCACCTCGGTCGCAGTCGCCCAATCCCAAACGGTGACCCCCTCGCCCCAACAAAATCCAGCAGCAATGCGCTCGTCAATGGGGTCAACCACGGTGAAATCGGCGTTGTGCTCACCCAACAACCCGGCCTGATCCATGGACAAGTACCAGCGCTCACCCGCCCGATACAGCTCCAAGACCTCGGCCCAGACCTGCTGCATGTCCAGTTCCGCGTCCACCGGAAAGCCCACCACCGGTATCGTCCAGAAGCGCCGGTTGCCTGTCGGATCGGCCAGGAACACCACGTCATTGACCGATGCGCCGAACACAGTCCTGCGCCCATAGTTGGATTCTGTAATGGCATATGGACGCCTGATAGTGTCAATTGCCTGAGTCGCAAACGACTTCAAAGCGGACATGTCCGACTTCCTGAACGTCGCGTCGACTTCGCCCAGCTCAACGATCCAGTAGCGAAGCGCGATCAGTTGCGAGTCCTTGGAACGCACGTCAAGCGTGTGGCCTGTATGGATAACCCCCAACACTTCCGGTGCCAGCTTGTTAAACCAGGTCGTCTTGCCGATGTTCTGAGCGCCCGTGAATGTCAGGATGCCCTGGGCCGCTATGCCGTCAGGCTCAAACGCTGCCCCAATCGCCTGGACCAGCCACTTGCGCATCAGAAGCTCTTTCAATCCCTGGTCCATCTGGCCACCGCAGTCCACTGTCGCATAAAAACGCCCCAACCTAGATACGCCGTCCCAAGCCACAGACTCAATCCATGTAGCCACTGGGTTGTATTGGTTCTGGTCGGCCAGCATCAAAAGGAACTGGGGGACAAACTTGGTCGACATCCGAGCCTTCTCGCACTCGGACAGGACATAGGCAATCGACGCGTTGTCCTTGTTGTCCCTGGTGAATGCCGTATCTGGTATCAGCAACTCGGTCGCTTTCGAGATGACGTTGTACCGCACCATTACGTCCAACCGGTCAAGCAGGATCGCCAGGTTTTCCAGTGTGCATAGCGGGTGCCCGTCGTCGTTCAGGTGAGGGAACAGGCTTGAGCCGCTCACCCTGGCCCGAAGCCAGCCGCGCACCGTCGCGATCTCCAGCTTGGTGCCCAGCACCCGAGCGCGTGACTGGATGGCCTGGGCAAACTGTGCCCTCTCCACGTCTGAGTAGTCGCCGTTGTTTGCAATCGACGCCGCGATCTTCTCTTGCAGGTCGCGCGGGTCGGTCACCGCTTCAATGCGGCCAAGCAAGTCGGCCATCATCACGTCACGACTCGACCTGGCAGACGATTCCCTTGCGTCCTTGGTCTGCTTGAGAAGCGATGCCAGTGTGACAGCCCCCTTGCCCGTGGCGCGCTGCGCGCTAAACGAAGTCCACTTCTGATCGCAGTAGCCCTCCGCCCACTTGCTCGATAGCGCCGACCATTCGTCCCATGCTTGCAGCCAACCCTCATCGCCACCGCCCTGATGGTGCATCGCAGCGCCGACGCGAAGCCAGTCAGAGTAACCGGCGTCCGGGTCCAGGTGAGGCAGCACCTCGGCCACTACGCGGTCCAAGTCCCAATCTTCGATTGGCCCCTTGTAGTTGGCCAAGGCCCTCTCTGCGGCGTCGCCCTCAAGCACGCCCTGGTTCAGGCCCTCGCCCCACACCCGCTCGACCAGCCAGCCAAGGTCCTGCACATCCGCTGGCAGGCAATCATGCCCGTTGATGCCATGGCCAGTCACTGTGAAGTATCGCCCTTCCCGGTAAAGCTCCAGGCCCACTTCTTTTTTGGTACGTGATCCGTCCAGGTTCGTGCGGCTGAAAATCTTCAGCCCGGTGCCAGACGGGCTAACCTCGGCGTAACCGTCCACCCGGTCAAGCACTTCCTGAGCAAAGTCTGTCAAAACCCCGCTCTCCAAATCTCGGCAGTCGTCCAGGTCGATGCCTTGCACGTCAGCTCCGAGCACCAGGCCGATGCCGTCGAACGTGTCATCCATGATCAGGGTGTCGACCACGTCGCCGTATGTGGTCCAGGTCAGGGGGTTTGTGGAGCTGGCCGCACGGCCCTCCACGGTCATGGGCATCTTGGCCCAGACCTTCTCGCCACTGGGCTTGGCGCGCTGCACGTAGCGCCACATGACCCATGCGTCGATAGCTTTTAACTCGGGCGCAATGCCCGCCAGCTTAACCGGCAGTGATGTTGGCTTCATCGCTCACCCCTGTTCGGGTGGTGAGCTGTTGGCAACTATGGTGCTTGCCTGGAGTATTGCTTTTCGTAAGCCGTTGTAGCTGTCCGACATGACCAGGGCTGCAATCACCGGCCCGGTGTCCTCGGTGGCAAGGTTTGTCTGGGCGACCGCTTCGACGCAGTCGTCCAGCAGATCGGCAAAATACTCAATTCTCGATTGCATGGAAAGCTCCAATAAACGCCAGCATCCGGCTGACACGGTGTACTTAATTCACCAAAGGCGACGCGTGCATGTGCATCAGCATCGCCTTCTCAATCATATCCTTTGACATCGCCAGCTCTGCCGGGTCAATCTCCAAAACAAAGCGCACGTCCTTGGCCAACAAAACAACCTTCTTGCCCTCGAACAGCGCCTCAAGCACGTCCAACGTGAGCGCCAGGCCAAACGTCGTCACCGGAACACCGCCCACTCTACGTCTGGCCTCATCTGCTCTGCGCTAATCTGCACACCCATCGACTTGGCCAGCATCAGCAGGAGCGGCACCCGCTCCAGGGGAATGCGCTTCCAGTTGGACACCGCCTGGCTACGAATGCCCAGGTGCTGGCTTACCCAGACGGGTCCGCCTAGCATTTTGATGATGTCTTGAGTGGTCATAATGGGCGATGATAGCAGGGATTTCATAGTACGCCACAGCCCGCTAAAACATAACGCTTGCACGCCAATCGAAAGCTGTGCTATCATCCGTTTCACCACCAACCCAGTAAAAAAGGAAACCAGTATGTCAAAGAAAGACACCCCAGCAATGAAGGCCAAGATCAAAGAATTTATGGCCGATCTACGAAAGCAAAAGCGCGTACCTGAGCAGCGCGAGTTCCCCCAGATCGGGACCTTTTGCAGCGTCAAAGAGTACGTCGAACAGTATTTCCAAATCAACAAGACCAGCGAATACGACCTCCAAGGCTCCGCCTATATTAGTCAATACCGCAACCTCAGCACCGATCCCGTAACCCCGTAACACAAAAGAGAGATGGCCATGATTCAAATCACATTCACACCAGAGACCCCGCAGCAAGTCGCCGCGCTCACCCAGGCCATGATGGCCTACATAAAAGCGACACCCCAGGCAAGCTCAGCCGCCCAAGAGCTTGTTGAGCATCCAGACCTTCCGGTTGTCGTTGCCGCCGGGATGGATGCCACGACCCCCAAAGCGGTGGTGCGCAAGCTCAAGAAGCCCGACGCCCCGGCTGTCGAACCTGAAGCATCCGCCGTCACCCTGGAGCAAGTCCGTGCCAAGCTGACCGAGCTGAGCCAGGGCGGCAAGAAGGACGACATCAAGGTCCTGATCGCCAAATTCGGCGGCACGAAGCTCACCGACCTGAAGGCCGACCAATACGCAGACGTCCTGGCAGCAGCGGAGGCCCTATGATCACGGCGACCATCGTCATCAAAGACATGCCCGACGGTGAGTACACCATCGAAGGCAACTTGGACCGGCCCGAGGCCCTGGACGAGCCGCCCACACCGGCCCTCATCATCGCGACCTACATCAGCGCCAACATCGCCAAGATCAGCGACGATGCCATCGCTTGGTACAACACTATGGGAGAAGCAAAATGATTCCGTCTATTGAAGACATTTTCCACCTTTTGTCGCGCGGCGAGATGACGTTTGATGACGCCGAGAAATACGTGCGTGAGCACATCCGAATTGCCAGCAAGACCGACGACCAAGAGGCTTTGCGCGACCATTTTGCCGGGTTGGCTATGCAGGGTGACTTTGCGTCAGGGATTGATTACGCCCGCGCCGACATTACCGCTCGACGCGCATACCAAGTGGCAGACGCAATGCTTGTGGAGCGTGACCAGTGACAGCCCACGCCAAACTCAGCGCCAGCGGAAGCGGCAAGTGGATGGTCTGCACGCCAAGCGCGCAGATTGAGAGCCAGCTCCCCGACGAGGGCAGCAACTTCGCAAGCGAAGGCACCTTCGCCCACGCGGTGTTTGAGCAGAGCCTGCTGACCTACCTGGGCCGACCGTGCGACCCGTTGCCCAAAGAGCTGATGCACCACGACAGCCCTGAGCTACGCGGCTACGTAGCCGAGGCGGTCGATTACGCGATCAACCGCATTGACGACGCCCGTGCGCGATGCAAAGACCCGGTCATCCTGGTCGAGCAGCGCCTGGACTTCAGCTTGTGGGTGCCCGAGGGCTTTGGCACTGGTGACTTGGTCATCATCACCGATGGCTTGGTCGAAGTGATGGACCTGAAGTACGGCAAAGGCATCTACGTGGACCCGATCAACAACAGCCAGCTCCGTCTGTACGGCTTGGGTGCCTACTATGAGCTGTGCCACCTGTACGACATCTTTCGAGTGCGCATGACCGTGCTCCAGCCACGACTGGGCAATTTCCGCAGCGAGGACGTCTCGATGGAAGAGCTGCTTGCATGGGGCCAAAGCGAAGTGGTGCCCAAGGCCAAGAAGGCATGGGTGGGCGCGGGCGAATTCGTACCAGGCGATCACTGCAAGGAATCGTTTTGCAGGGCCAGGTTCACATGCCCGGCCAGGGCCGAGGCTTCACTGGCCATAGCCAAGGCAGAGTTCTCCGAACCGGTCCCACCGGCAGTGACCACGCTGTCGATGGAACGCATCGCGCAGCTCTTGCCCAAGGCTGACACGGTAATCGACTGGTTCAACGACCTAAAAGCCCACGCACTTGATCAGGCCACCAAGCACAACGTCATGGTGCCTGGGTTCAAGCTGGTAGAGGGCCGGTCCAATCGCAAGTACGGCAGCCATGACGATGTGGCTGCCAAGCTCAGGGAGAGCGGCATCCCTGAAGAGATCATGTTCGAGCGCAGTTTGCTTGGCATTACAGCCATGACAGAAGCGCTTGGCAAAAAGAAGTTCACCGAGCTACTGGGCGATTTGATCGTCAAGCCAGCAGGTAAACCAACGCTGGTTCTCGAAGGAGACAAGAGACCAGCAATCACCTTGTCGGCATCCGCCGCCGAGGATTTCAAACCGTAAATTAGGAAAACAGTATGTCTGAAAAACTAGCCCCCTCGACCAAAGTCATCACCGGCAAAGTGCGTTTGTCTTACGTTAACGTGTTCGATCTGAACGACAAGGGCAAATACAGCGTTTGCCTTTTGATTGCCAAGTCGGACAAAGCAACACTGGACAAAATCAAAAACGCAATTGACGCGGTGAAGGCTGACCCCAAAGCAGCGATTACCTGGGGCGGCAAGCACTTGGCCAGTTACAACTCACCACTGCGTGATGGCGACACCGAGCGCGACACCGAGAAATCGCCAGAGTACAAGGGTCACTTCTTTATCAATTGCAACACCAGCAAAAAGCCGGACGTTGTAGATATGGGATTGAACCCCATCATGGATAAGTCTGAGGTTTACAGCGGCTGCTATGCCCGCGCTTCGATCAACTTCTACGCTTTCAATGTCGATGGCAACAAGGGGATCGCATCCGGGTTGAACAACGTGCAAAAACTTGCAGACGGCGAACGCTTTGGCGGAGGCTCTCGCGCAAGCGAAGACTTCACCGCAGTGGAAGAAGACTTTTTATCTTAAAGGAAAACATCATGGAACCAAAATTCCTGGACATCAAACTCACCGCAGAATCCTGCAATTTAATTGTTGCCGCTTTGCGCAAGCTGCCTCACGAAACAGTCCACGAGCTGGTCTTTGACGTGATTGCTCAAGCAAACCAGCAGCAACAAACCGAGACCCCGGAAGAGGCCGAGGTTGAAGTTATCGAAGCCAACTAATCGGCACAGCACCCCGGAGGCCGGGGGCTGTTTGGTGAGGGCCAACCTTCACCCAACAGCGGGGACGATATGACCGAAGAAGAGCTTTGGCTTTTGGTACTTCACTACGAACGACTGATAGCCCTACTACTGGAACAACTTGATGACCACACTGCGGATAGACCTGGAGACTTACAGCAGCGCTAACCTGCCCAAGGTTGGCGTGCATAAGTACGTCGAGGCCGACGACTTTGAGATCATGTTGTTTGGCTACAAGTACGGCACCGGCCAGCCCCACGTCATTGACCTGGCGGCTGGCGAAGAGATACCGGCCCACATCATCCTAGCCCTTTACGATCCCAAAATTCTGAAGACCGCATACAACGCGGCCTTCGAGCTGGCCTGCTTGAACATGCACTTGATCGACTCGCTTGACGTAACCCAGTGGCGCTGCACCAGCGTGCATGCCCTGTACTTGGGAATGCCAGGCAACCTCGCAGACGTGGGCAAGGTCGTGGGCTTGAGCGGTGACAAGCAAAAGATGTCCATTGGCTGGTCCCTGATCAGGTACTTCTGCATCCCATGCAAACCGACCAAGGTCAACGGTGGCCGCACTCGCAACCGGTCACAACACGACCCGGCCAAGTGGCAGCTCTTCAAAGAATACTGCGCGCGCGACATCGAGTCCGAAGACGCCATCGCGCAAAAGCTGGCCAAGTTCCCGGTGCCCGATAGCGAGTGGAAGCTCTGGCACCTGGACCATCGCATGATGACCAAGGGCGCAAAGCTGGATCGCGATCTGGTCGAGGCAGCCATCGAGTGCGACGGCATTGTGCGCCAGCGCACATTGAACGAAGCCATGCGCCTAACCGGCTTGGACAACCCCAACAGCCGCAACCAGCTCATCGCCTGGCTGCAAGAGGAAGAGGACGACGACACCATCGCCGACCTGACCAAGAAGACCGTGCCCGTGCTTTTGGCCAACACCGACAGCGACGTCGTTCGCAGGGTACTTGAGCTGCGCCAGGAGCTGGCCAAGACCAGCGTGTCCAAGTACCACGCCATGGCCAGGGCCATGAGTGACGTCGACGACTGCGTGCGCGGCCTGACCCAGTTCTACGGTGCCAACCGCACTGGCCGCTGGGCTGGCCGGATCGTGCAGGTGCAGAACCTGCCCCAGAACAAGCTCAAGGATATTGACGCAGCTCGCAGGTTACTGAAGACGCGTGATTATGAAACCCTGGAGTTGCTTTTTGGCAACGTGCCTGACACGCTCTCACAGCTCATTAGGACGGCCTTTATACCCAGGCAGGGGGCTACCCTCATGCCGGTCGATTTCAGCGCCATTGAGGCCCGCGTAATCGCTTGGCTGGCCTGGTGTACGTGGCGTCTGGATGTGTTCAAGACCCACGGCAAAATCTACGAAGCAAGCGCAGAGCAAATGTTCAAGCTGACGCCCGGATCGGTGGGCAAGAAGTCACCATACCGGCAGAAGGGCAAGATCGCAGAGCTGGCCTTGGGCTACCAGGGCGGAGCCGGTGCGCTGAAAACCATGGGCGCTCTGGCCATGGGCCTGACAGAGGACGAGCTGGACCCCATCAAGGTGGCATGGCGCGAGGCCAACCCCGAGATCGTGAAGCTCTGGTACGCGGTTGAAGGCGCAGCCCAGCACGCGGTGGCCAACCACTCAAACGAAGTCTTACGGATTGCCGGTGGCCGGGCCGCGCTTGTCTTTACCTGGGAGTCCGGCTTCCTGACGATCACGCTGCCATCAGGTCGCAAACTGTTCTACGTCAAGCCATACATTGCTGGCGAGGACCTGGTGCGCGAGAACAGCAAGACCGGTGCCCAGTACGTAGTGGCCAGGGCCGGGTCGTTGACATACGAAGGCATGGACCAAAAGACCAAGACCTGGACCAGGCTGCCCACATACGGCGGCAAGCTGGTGGAGAACATCACACAGGCCATCGCGCGCGACTGCCTGGCCGAGTCGATGCTTGCACTGGACGAGGCCGGATTCGACCAGCTCTTTACGGTGCACGACGAGGACATCATCGAATCGTATCAGCCAGATGATCTCAAAAAGATCGAGGCCATCATGGGCCGAGACCTGACGTGGGCACCAGGGTTGCCGTTACGTGCGGATGGATTTTCAACACCCTACTACATGAAGGAAATAGACTGATGGCAGCAGACGACACACAAGTGGGCGGCACCCACTACAAAGACATGCCTGTCCAACCCTGGACCGTGATGGAGGCAGTGCTTAGCCACGAAGAGTTCATTGGTTTTCTCAAGGGCAATGTGATCAAGTACAGCATGCGCCAGGGCCGCAAAGACGGCACCGATGACGCGGCTAAAGCGCAGCACTACTTGGCCAAACTTAATGAACACACTTAAAACACTTGGCCCGGCTGACCTGGCCAAGCTCCTACACCGCAGCGTCGAGACGATCAAGTCCGACGCGCGCCGCCGACCAGAAGTGCTGCCGCCCAGGTTCAAGATACCTGGCAGCCGACGTCTGGTCTGGCTTGAAACCGATGTAATCGCCTGGGTCGAGAGGACCAAGGGATGACACCCGAACAGCTTGACAAAGCTGCACTCAAGCTGGGCCTTTTACGCGGCACCCCGGCTGATGATTTGATAGCGTTCGCCGCGCATAGAGAGCAAATCGAATACATGTACCGTGTACTTGAGGCGCTTGATTTTGGACTGGGTAACCAGGTCCCTTTTAACCAGGAGAAAGAAGTATGAATTGGAATCCCTTTACCCGTATCACTGCACTGGAGCACCAGGTCCAAGACTTGCAACGCGCACTTGCCGACGTGATGACGCCATGGAACGTCTCGGTGTCTAAGCCAAAAGTTACCGACGAAGAAAAGATCGCCCTTCGACGCGAACGGCAACGGGCCTACTACGCCCAGCAAAGGGCCAAAGAAAAACAGCGCGAGTACAACAGGACCTACCGTGAGCGCAAGAGGGCAGAGAAGATGGCCGCAGGGGGCACAGCATGATGCGCCACATGGGGCTACGTGATCTGATCAAAGACCCGTTCAGAAAACCATCGCCCCTGGAAATGATTGCGGCAGAGCTGGATGAATGCCATCGCGAGAAGCTGATTGCAGAAACGGCAGTCGAGTATGCGCAGTCCATAGTGGCGTATAACGTGACCCGCATTGCCCGCCTTAACGCACGACTGGAGGAATACAAATGAAATTCAGAAAGAAACCCGTAGTTATCGAAGCCACGCAGTGGTTCAAGATGGACGACCATCCTGCTGTGTTTTATAACCACAACTCAGTTCCAACTATTAAAACACTTGAGGGCGAAATGTTTGTCCGATCTGGCGACTGGATCATCACTGGCGTGAA